TCGTCTGTGTACCTCGAGTGTCGTGTATCAACTGAACAAAGGGGATTGTGATGATCAAGATCGAAGTGAAGTCAGCCGCGACTACCGTGCGCGCGGGAACGTCGGCGAAAGGCAGGGCGTACGAGCTGACGGAGCAGCGCGGTTGGTTGCATGGATTGAAGGACTACCCGACGGAAGTGTCCTGGATTCTGGAGAAAGGGCAGGTTCCTTTCGCTCCCGGGTTCTACGTGGCCGGCGTTGAATGCTGCGATGTGGACCGGTACGGCGAATGCATACTCAAGTTCAGCCGCATGAAGCCAGAAGCAAAGGTTCGCGCGGCCTGATGGGCCCCGGCGTTGGGGGGTCGTGCGGAGCGGGTGAACAGAGTTCTATTCCGTCTTGCGGCACGTCCCCCCAGCGTTTTTAACAAACACAAAGCAGGAATGACAAACATGCTTACCGCCGCAGTCGTCTGGATCGGGCTGAACGTGTTGATGGTCGTTGCAATGTCGCGCGTGCCGCGTACACCGAAGCCGTAATGCCTGGCACGCATGAATGTTTTGACGATGTGCTCAACGAGTACGGTGACTGCGCGACTCACTTTCAGCGTCCGGGCGGTTACATCTACCGCTGCACGTCCGCGGATCAAACGTTGTGCGGATCGGCAGCCGGGGGTTACCTGGGTGAGTACGAAAATGTCACGTTCATGCACAACATCGCCGGGATTTATGCATTAGACGGGACGCCAATAGTTTTAACCGAGTCGGGGTCAACGTCATTTTTGCCTGAGTTGACGTTGGAGGAGGGCGGACAGCTGGCCGGGGCCATCATTGCGCTGTGGGCTCTTGGGTTTTGTCTTCGGGCGCTTCGTAAACATTTAGAGGAACTGTGATGAAGAATCGTACTTTTGCGTTGGCAACCCTCGGGATTCTGTCCCCGGCGTTGTCGTTTGCCGCGGCGGTGGACGTGGCCGATGTCGTGACGGATATCGGTGCTCAGGTCGCCTCCGTGACCGCCATCGGCGCGGCCGTGCTGCTCCTGCTTGTCGCCATCAAGGCGTTCAAGTGGGTGCGGCGTGCAATGTAAGGAACGAACATGAACACTCGTTACCTTGCATTGCCCCTGCTGGGCCTGCCGGCCGTGTCGCAGGCTGCAGCCGTCGTCGTGACCTCGGTGGTCACGGACATCACCGCTCAGGTGGCCTCGGTCACCGCGATCGGTGCGGCTGTTCTGCTCCTGCTCGTCGCCATCAAGGCGTTCAAGTGGGTTCGTCGCGCGATGTGACGGTCATGGCGGGGGCTGTGCTGCCATTCGGCGCAGTCCTCGCCACTCTCGCAAGGGGAACAGTCATGGCCGGTTGGATCTTGCTGGTTGCACTGCTGGGGGCCGTGTGGATCGTCTTTCACGATTGACCTGGCTGCTTGCACTGGCGGCGTGGGCGCTGCTCGCCTCGAGCACCGTGTACGCTGCGGCCTGCCCGGTTGATAACGAGGGGCAATTAATCACGGGTTGGCCGCTGACGCGCCAGCAAACACCGAATACGACGTCTTGGACCGCTCAACCGGCGAGCTGCGGCGGGGCGGTGAACTGCTCAAGCTGCGCCACGTCCTCGGGGCTGTCCGCGGGTGCGGCGATTGCCTTCGCAGAAACGGCGTTGCAGGACCGCTACGCGGGGACGCAAACCTTCACGCACATCCAATATACGAGCGGCACGACCTACGGCGTGTGCATCGTCGCCAATAACAATCGGTCCTATCGGGCCACGTCGAACACGATCACCGAAGACTGCGAACCGCCAACCTCGGAGTTCGACTGTCAGAATTTGATGAACGTCAAAACCTTGGGCCATGCCGACGACATGCCCGACAGTTTCGAACCGCAGAACGAAATTTGCGTGAAAAATGGCAAATTCGGCGGGTCTGATGTGCCGATGAACTGCGCGGCGTACAAAAACGTGAAGCAGACGTTTAAGCGCCTGGGGCCTTCGGGTGCTCGTGATTGGCTCGCAAATTACACATTCACCGGCCTGGAGTGCGATGCAGAGCCGGAGCAAACGGAAACGCAACCGCTCGACGCAGACGACAATGATAACGAACGCTGCAAGACCGGTCCGGGTGGCATGACATGGTGCGAGGGGCCGGAAAAAGACACGGACTGCGGATTCTTCAATGACCAGTACGTGTGCCTCAAAGCGTTGGGGACGGACAAGTGCCAGACCAAAGCGGACGGCTCGCGCCTGTGTGCGAACAGCGCACCGACGCCACCGGTCCCGGACAATGGCACGAACGGCGTCAAAGCGCCGGCCGATGACGTGATGAACGTCTATGAGGGTGACGACATTTCGAATCAGTACAACTATTACAACTCCACAACGACCGGCAATTCGTCGCGCGATCCTGGCGTCGGTGGCAACACGGACGGCTCGGGCGCAGTCGGCCCGGGCGGCGTGTCGGCGGGTGATGGGGCAGGTGACGGCTCGGAAGAGGGCACCAGTGACGATGAGGCGAGCGGAGGTATCACCTGTACGGCCGAACCGACCTGTTCTGGTGATCCGATCCAGTGCAATTTGTTGATGCAGCAATGGCGCACGCGATGTCCGGAAGGCGTCACTGATGAGGAAGCGCAGACCGCCATGGCCGCGACGGAAGCGGAAGTTGCCGGTGATCTGGGCGACGGGATCGACGACGTCGAGATAGCAGCGCTCGACGCCACCGGCGCGTTCGGCACGGCGGGCGCGTGCCCGTCGCCAATCGGGATTTCGGTCATGGGACAGTCGATCGATCTCGACGTGTGGGAGCAGGGCTGCAACATGGCGCTGCTGTTTGCGCCGTTCGTGATGGTCATGGGGTGGTTTGCGGCGGCGATGATGTTCGTACGAGACGGGGGAATCTGATGGCATTACCTGCATTGCTGGCCGGGGTCGGTGTGACTGGCTCCATCATCACGGCGGTCGTGACGCGAGCTCTTGTCGGGATCGGCGTCGGCGTCGTGACCTACGTGGGTGTTCAAGCCACGTGGGATAACGCGGTGACGCAGATCAATACCTATCTGGGCGGCCTCTCAGGCTCCATCGTGACGATACTGGCCATGGCACGCATTGACGACGCGCTGGCGGTGGTCATCTCGGCAGGCTCGGCGAAGCTCGTGCTCCGCGGCGTGAGCGCCGTCACGGGCTTTAAAAAGGTCATGTGGCGATAAATGCTGTTTTTAATTACGGGGCAACCGGGCAATGGCAAAACTCTCCACACTCTTGGGCTGGTCGAGAAACTCCGCAGTGATCCTGCGAGCGTGGCAATTGGTCGCAAGGTTTATTACTGGGGCATTCCGGACTTAGCTTTACCTTGGGAAAAGCTCGGGACGGATGAGGAATGGTTGCAGGCGCGGCATCCTAAATGGTCGGGTGATTGTCCGTGGTATGACTTGCCGGACGGCTCTATTGTCGTTATTGACGAATGCCAGCACGTATTCCGGCCTCGTAAGCAAGGCGCGGAAACTCCTAGGCGCGTATCCGAATTCGAAACGCACCGACACCGGGGTTTTGATGTTTTCTTGATTACGCAGCATCCGCAACTGATTGATATCAACGTCCGGAAGCTTGTCGGTCGGCATATTCACGTTCGGCGCACGTTCGGGCAGGAAACGGCAACGCTTCTGCAATGGGAAGTCGCGACCGATCCGAACGACCGGGCCGCACGCAACCAAGCGTTGTCAACGCGTTGGACGTTCCCGAAAGAGCATTACGCTTGGTACAAGAGCGCCGAAGTCCATACCGTAAAGAAGGAACTGCCGAAAAAGCCGCTGTTGATTCTTGCGGGTTCGGTCGTTGCGGTGGCGTTGTTGGCCTGGTTTGCCGGTCATCGTCTCATGTCGCAGGCGGATACTGCGGAGGTCGCGAAGTCGTCGCCTTCCTCGATCTCGTCACCGATGGACATGCGTGGCCCGACCTGGTCGTCGGATGCGTTCGCGCCGCGGGTCGATCACTGGTCATGGTCGCAGCCGTTTTATGACAAGGTGGCGGAAGTGCAGTCTGCGCCGCGCGTGACTGGGTGCATGCTCATGGACTATGGCAATGGTAAGCGCGAGTGCAAGTGCTCAAACGGTCAGGGCGTGGCGCAGGTCCGGCCGAACGTTTGTCACGATTTCATGCAGGGCCGGGTCTATGATCCGCTGCGCGAGTACGAGGACAAGAAGGCTGCGAATATCGCGTATTTGAACGCTTCGAACGGGTCGGGGTCACCTGGTGAGCCTGCATCGGAAGGTCAATCCGTCGAGAATCGTTCGACTCTGGGCGCGCAGCGCGAATAACTCTCGATCTTAAGGCTGGGCGGCTTTAGCCGCCCACCTGCCAAACCCTCCGCCAGCAGACGCGTGTACGTGCGATGCTTTGCAATTCACCTGCACTGGTCATTGAAGCATCGTACGCTCACGCGGCCTTTCGGCGTCTAGTGCGCATAATGTATAGATCGTCTAATCCTGCCGCGTGGCTGCGGGTTGGGACTCCTCCGACGATGACCGCAGCAACAATCGTCGGTAGTAAGCGCGGGGAGTAGCGCGCCCACAGTTCCAGAATCCACGGTCGTGGGGTTTTGCGGTGGGCCTCGCGTGCGGCCTCGATCAGCGCAACGATCTCCATCGCGGGTCGGTTCAGCAGCTCCGCCAGGCGGACGGCGGTGGCGGGCTCAGGCAGGCCGCGCCCTTGCCGCCAGTTCGTAATGTGTTGGGTACTGACACCGAGCAGCTTGGCCAGGGCGTAATCGCTCGGCAGCTTCCGGACCTCTTTTACCCGGTCCAGGAGGGCGTCAATCGTGGTCATCCGCAGACTGTACACCTGATCAGCAAGAGATTTGTACGACAGAGGGCTTGTGTACGTAAGAAGTTTGACGTACCGTCCGCTTTCGATGTCAGCCAACGCCCCACGCTTAAGCCCCGCCCCTCGCGACCCGAGGGATACGGGGCTTCTTTCTTTGCGGGAGACGGTGGCGCGACTGGAAGAAGAGGGCGTGTGGCCGCTGGCACCACGCCGTCAGCCACCGCTGCAGGTCGCGTGGGTCGAGTTGATCTCACGCCATAACGACTGGCAGTGGTTCGGGACATTCACCTTCCGCGAGGAAGTGCACCCGGAGAAGGCGGACAAACTCTTCAGGTTGTGGTGCGCGCTCATCGATGAGTCACACCTCGGCACCAACTGGCATATAAAATCGAAGCGAAAAAATCGCCTGCAGTGGGTTCGTGGACTCGAATGGCAAAAGCGCGGGGTACTTCATTACCACGCACTGATTCGGAACGTCCCGCCATACCAAGACGGACTGCAGGACCGCTTAGCCTGGGGCGAGCTTTGGAACAAATACGCCGGTATCGCTCGGATTCTTCCGATCTGCGATGTCGGCGGTGTGGCGGGTTACATCGCGAAGTATTGCGCAAAGGGCGGCGAGGTCGATGTGTGCGACCAGCTTGCTCCGCAACCGAGACTCAGCGGCGCTCGATAGCAGGCACGGCCTCGTCGAGACGGAATCGCGGGAGCGAACAGCGGCGGATGAAGGACGGGCGTAGCCCGTCCCATCCGCCGAAAGGTTGCTTGATGGGATAGGTGTCTCTTCGATTCGCGGGGGTTTTATGTGGGCCTGTGAATTTTTGGTGAATGAAGCGTTGTTTCGGCCGCTCTTTCTGACTCGTCGCGCGGCTGAAGATTTCCAAGAATGCGCAGTCGATCGTCTGTGTACCTCGAGTGTCGTGTATCAACTGAACAAAGGGGATTGTGATGATCAAGATCGAAGTGAAGTCAGCCGCGACTACCGTGCGCGCGGGAACGTCGGCGAAAGGCAGGGCGTA